TTAGAATGCTGAGTATACACTCACATAATGGTTGTAACATGGCATGTAAAGGTTGTAATCATCATAGTGGTGTGCTCTCACCAGGCAGTTCACTTCCAATTGATAATTTACTAAGAGATATAGAGATACTACTACCAAGAATCTATGTGTGGAGTCATATAAGTGTGCTTGGCGGTGAGGCATTGATTGAACCAAGAACAAAGGAAGTTTTAAAATTGATAAGAGATATGAGTGACGGTGTGTATGTAAAAATATTTTCTAATGGGTTGTTGATACCACAGAATACTGATTGGATTCTGCAGCACATGAAAGAGGGCGGTATCTTTCGTATAAGTCTACACATACCACCATCAGATCCTAGAATCGGAAGGACTGATAAAAGAGGTGACATCACATACAAGAATGTTAGAGACTTTATAGAGGTAGCAAAGAAAGAAGGAGTTGATATGAATTTATTAGAGATTTCAGAAAACTGGGACGATTTGTGGTTTGATCTGCTACAATGGAGAGATAATAAGTTCTATCCATGGGAGGACAACAACATAGATAAATCTTTCGAGTATTGCACTGCACCTAATCTTCAGTTATACTTAGGGAGACTATGGAAATGTCCTAGCATAGCGTACCTACGAGAGACTCTTATCTCTACAGGTCAGGTTGATGATCCAGTGTGGCAGAAGTATCTAAACTACTATGCCACCCCTGTAGATGCACCCATAGAAGAACTCTATGCAATGGCAGATCAGGTTCTCAATCCTCATGAGATCTGTAACAAATGTCCGTCCAATCCCAAGTGGTATAGGGCAATCAAACAACTAAAAGGAGTCAAGAGTGTTGTCACCGTTTGATACTTACAAAGAATACCTTGCGTATAAGAATCATTTTACTAAGGAAAAATATGATTACCAAAGGTATGGTGGTAAGTCTAGAGCAAAGATAGATTCTTTCTACAAAAGGAAGGATAGATATTTCTTTGAAAAAATGTCTAGAAAATACAAAGATCCAGAGATCAAGAATTTTTTTCTTGCTAACTTTGTGAACACAGATAATCCACAAGGATTATGGATAGGTCATATCATGAGGTCAGGTGAGACTGTTTATAAAGAGTGGCAAAAAAGAAATGAAAGTTTGTTCTATCAATTTAAACAAAAGTCTGAAGAGTTGTTGGACAGGTACACATACGATGAATTTTTTGATGCATCAAATGGGCACCCACCCATACTAAAAGAACATCTTGCAGGTAACATTAGTGCAGAGGAGATGTGTGTATACGAAAAACTTTTTGGGTATTGTAAGGACTATGACAGACAACTCAAAGACCCTGTGTGGAAGGTTGTTGGTATGAAGATCAGGAAGTACATACCATTTCTAAATATTGACAAAGACCAGTATAGACAGTATCTTATGAATAAAATCAAGGAGAGACATGAGTAAATTTTTTGAATCAGACCAAGTAAAGACAGAGATGGATGAGATTACATCTCTTCAAAAAGAATTGTATGATGTCATTCTTAAGTTCCCTATGATGAGTAATGAGGCAAAGTCTGATCATATTGATACAGTCAAAGAATTACTTGAACGTCAACAGATTATGTGGACAAGACTTACTTTATCAGAGGACAAAGAAGCAAAGAAGATGAAAGATTACATCACCTCACACGCAAAAGAATTAGGATTTGGTGACGCAGACATGGGAACTATATTCTCTAACATGAAACAAACTCTTGAACAAGTTCAAAAAAATCTTAAGTAATGTCTTATCTTGTACACCCTCTACCTTTACAACAAGTTTACGTAAAGAAAGAATTTTTATATGACCATCAAAAAGGTCATGGTGAATTGACACCTGGTATATGGATTTCAGTTAGAAGTATACAATCAAAAGCATTGTATTTTGAAACATTATTGACTGACTACGGTGCTTTGTTTGATAAGTTACCTATCAGTGCGTTTGTATGGAAGGAAGATTTTGATAAAGATAATCAACTACCTCTTGATGTATTACAATTATGGGATTGTTTTGATTATAATATCACTGTAATTCAGAAACCTATGCTAGGCAGGTGTCAATTCTTTGGTAAAGATAGAAAGATGCATCCTGGCGAGTATGAATTTACAATAGACACTGCTCACCCCGATAGATCTGTGCTTGACGTAAACTTTTCTGAGCATGATCCCGAACATAAAACGTTCAATGTTATCGCATTAGATAATGGTCAGTTTGCTGCACAACCTAACAATAGAACTATATTCTTTGATAATAGTTTGGTAAACAATGATAACCTTAAGACACCAGACTTCAAAGTATGCACACAAAACTATGCGGTTGAGACTGAACCTAAGTGGTGGTCTGTGGGTCACACAGATGAGTGGGCATACAAAACACAAGATGAGGAAAGCGATGAGGGTAATACATTAAACTGATGAAAATTTATTTTGATGGTGGATCTGATATGAATGGTGCTGAGTTAGGCACTGTTTGGGAGGACAGAGAACGACTTAGATTTTCACGTTTGATTTGTGATCACTTTGGTGCGATGGAATATAATATATCACATGGTGGTTGTGGGAATCATCGTATTGTAAGACAACTCTTACTAAACGAAAAACACATATCAAACTTTGACTACGCTATCATACAGATGACACCTAAGTGGCGAACAGAATATCATAATGGTAAAAGGTGGGAGAGAGTATGGGTGCCTTCCAATGGCAGAACAGGAGATTGTAGATCACCTAGTAAATGGTGGTTAGAAAATATGCTCTCAAATAGAGGGGTAGATACTAATTTTTGGAGAAGTTATTTTAGGATTCATAGTGAGGAATTTTTCTCAACTAATGAAAAAATGTATCATACTATAATCAAAAGTCATTGCAAAGCATATGGTGTGCCACTGATTTTATTGGGAAGAAGATTGTCATCAAACCTTAAATATGACTTCTGTTTTGATGAAGAATGGATATCAAAAGCACCTAAAGGACACCCCAATGAAGAGGGTCACAGACAAATAGCAGACAGGATTATTAGCATGTTGACAACGCATAAATAATAGTTTATACTAAACTTGCGTATGCAAGGTGTTAATCCACCAATCTATTCAATACGACGAATACTACGAGTCAAATTCATGACATTTGCAAATCTAAAAAAACAATCTCGCCTTGGCAGCTTGACATCCAAGTTGACCACAGAGATAGAGAAAATGAACAGCAAGGGCACTAACGGTGCCGACGACAGACTATGGAAACTAGAGGTCGATAAAGCAGGTAACGGTTATGCTGTCATCCGTTTCTTACCTGCACCTGACGGAGAAGAACTACCATGGGCAAAGGTATGGTCACATGCTTTCCAAGGACCTGGTGGTTGGTACATAGAGAACAGTCTTACTACTCTTGGTGGTAAAGATCCAGTATCTGAGTACAATCGTCTGCTATGGAACAGTGGCAACGATGCAGACAAAGACCTTGCACGTAAGCAGAAGAGGAAACTTACATACATCAGTAACATCTATGTTGTAAAGGATCCTACCAACCCTGAGAACGAGGGCAAAGTATTTCTATACAAGTTTGGTAAGAAAATCTTTGACAAACTCACAGCAGCAATGCAACCTGAGTTCGAGGATGAAGAAGCAATCGATCCGTTCGATTTTTGGAAGGGTGCTAACTTCAAGTTGAAGGCAAAGAATGTTGCAGGTTATCGTAATTACGATTCATCTGAGTTCTCTGCTACCAGTGCACTCCTAGATGATGATGACGCTCTTGAGGCGATCTGGAAGAAGCAATACTCTTTAGAAGAGTTTACTGCTGCTGATCAGTTCAAATCATATGGAGATCTTGAGAAGAGATTGAACTCTGTGTTGAATACGTCACGTCCACCAGTAGCACCAGAGGTTGCAACTGAAGAGGAGGAGATAGTAACTGCACCACCAGAACCAGTGACTGCTAACGCAACCACTGATGACGATGCACTATCATACTTTCAACGTCTAGCAGAAGAGTAATGCAATACGTCTCATTTGAAGAGACAATAGGAGTCTACGATGGAGATCAATCTGTCGTAGACTCTTGTTTATCTTACGTATATGATTTACAAAAAACCTGTCCTGAGTCAGATGGTAACTCAAATATGGGTGGTTGGCAAAAAGATATAGATCATCCTATCAAACATGTAATTTTAAGAGAGTTTAGAAAATATATCAAGCACTATCAAATAGAGGAACCTTATTGGGTCAACTTCAACAAATTATTTTGTAACATCAATCCCTTTGGTGCATCAAACACAATGCATCATCATACTGTTGGTGAATTTAGTGGTGCTTTTTGGTTAAAAGCGAATGAGAACTCAGGTGATTTGATTGTAATGAATCCATATCCAAATAAGTTCATGAATACATGCACTATAACAAAGAAAGACTATAATGCCATGTATTTCACACCACAAACTAATAGAGGAGTATTTTTCAACAGCAACCTCATACACTACGTAGATGTGAACAGGTCACTGGAAGATAGAGTATCAATTGCATATCACATCGGTGTGCATTACCTGTAGCAAAAATGACTTTTAGTTTCAAAAAAAGCGGAAAAAAAACTCCGCCAAAAAATCGCCCTTAAGGTTTTTATCTAGGTTCTGCGATTCTAAGATTATCACCCTTTTTCAACTTTCGGTTGATAAATTGTGAACTATCTGTATAAGTCATTATTTCCTTCATATCGTCAATGATAATTCCAAGATATTTTTTTCTCAATGTGTTTATTGATCTTTTTGCATCATTTTTGTCAATTTCATATTGTATGTTTGAAATTGATTTTACACTATTCACAGTTTTAATGGTGCCATCATTTTCACTATACTTAAAAGTATAATCTGCATCTACGACTAATCCTTCTTGAAGTAATAAGATACCATTTAGATTACGAATTTCATTTGTTTCATAATGATGAATTTCGCCAAGTTGATCTCTACTATACTTATTATCCAAATATCTCTGAAAATCATATTGACCCATTGGCCACTCATCTTGAACATTGATAATATTGTTTGATAATAAAATTACCCAATCTAAATTTTCATCATCATATAATTTTCTAGCAACAGTATCAGGTCTCTCACCATCAAGCACCAAATATTTTGCAAAAGCAGTGACATTACCATAAATGTCATCTCTTACTTTACCTCTCTTAAATAGATTTTTAAGTCTTATAAAATCTAAACTAGAAGTCCTCTTATCGGAGAAAGATGGTAATTCTACATCTGGAAATAAATCGAAATAATTCATTAGAATCCTAAATCATCCTCCGTAATTTTATTTTCACCACTAATATTGAATCCTAAATCAGAGAGTGAGGGGTCAAGGTTACCCTGTTCATCTTCATCTAAATTGTAATCATTAGCAAATATTGGTGTCAACTCATTAAATGTAACTGCCATAGAAGATCTTACAGGTTGTGATATTGCGTCAATATCATCATATGATTGATAAACATTGTCGGGAGTAAAATCAATTTCGACTGACGTAACCGCACAAATCTTAAAAGTGTTTAAACCCTTGATTCTTCTATTATTATTTTTATAACAAACTCTAAAAATATTAGGTGATCCAAGAAATAACGATCCTCCCCCAACACCTGCTGTAGTTTTTTGTGCCAACATACCCTGTCTGAACCATCTTTGAATCATTCTTACCGTTTTCGCTTCATCTTGATCATTGGGTGCAAAATTAAAAACAAATGAAAAAGTTCTTAGTTGAGGTCCTCCAAATAAAAGTTCTAAATTTGGGTTTATTGCAGCACCTGTTTCTCTTGTGATAAATTGATCAACATCAACATTTATACCAATCCTACTCAGAATTGAACGTGCGACCACTGCGTTTAACACTGTAGATGCACGTGCACCTCCTCCTTCCCCTGCTTCATTAATATCTTTTCTCAAAGCATTAAAAGTTTCCCTTCCTTCATTTAGACCAGCTCCCAAAAGTTTTACTAAATTAGCACCTTTTTCCTTAAAGGTATCTGACAAAACATTATTTACACCTTGAAATGCCGATAATTGAACTGCATTTGCTCTACCTTCACCCCAATTGACACCCTGACTAACTGATAATTTATTTGGTATTGGTAATATACAACTGCCCATCGGATCTCCCAAATTAGTTCTTCTCCCTAAACCACCAGTCACTAAATTAGGTGTTCTTGTGCGACCACCAGTTTCAAATGTTGCGTCTGTTTTTGTGTTTGTAACCGCTTGAGGTGCTTTGTATATGAATTGTTCAATAAACACATAATCTTGTGATCCTTCACCACCTCCAATAGTAGGTGTTCCCCTACTTAAACCAGATTCATCAAAACCAAACCCTCTACCAATAAACATATCTCTTGGATACTTCATATGTTTTTTAAATATATCTTTGTAATCACCAAATATATCTGAGGGTTCTATTTTTGTAGTTGTAGCACCCTCTTTAGGATCTTGTGTTTTACTTTTTGCATTAGGTAATGGAATATTTTTCCACGTTTCCCCATCTGCGAAAGAATCTATGAATTGATCCATATCTGATTTATCAAGTGCCTCTTCTAAACCATCTATACCCTGTAAACTTACTAAGTATCCACCATATGCATTTGCTCTATCTTCATTGTCCTGAATTTTTTTAAGTTTTTCTTCATTGTTCACTGATCTCCAATCTGCAGTTGCCATTGCTCTATTCATAGGGAAGAATTTCTCTTCAATCATAAGTGATTTACCAAAAGTACCATTTGCTTTATCAAGACTTATGGTCTCCCTATAACTAACCCCCCCAATCTGATAGTATATTACTTTTGTGAGAGGTTTGTTCTTACCGAGTATCGATATAGGTGTATTTTTTTTCTTACTCATCTCGATAATCTCCTAATCTGTTGATTTGTACGTCGAATTTCTATACTTCCCAGATCAGTGACAAACTTTTCTAGACGCATGCTCAATGCTTTATCTAAATCTTCTCCTTTTAGATGTAAAAACATGCTTTGAACATAAGATCTTAGGTATTTATTATATCCGTCTAACTTAGTAAAATCATTATCACCTATAATATAATCTAAAACACCAGATCTGTTCATTGGTTTGGTGTAGTGTAAATTCACACCATAAAAAGCATTACCTTCCATCGCCACAATATATGTCATAGGATTTCTGTCATAGAAAGGTAATTGTTGAGCATATTTTGCAGAGTATTGATATAACATGACTTCTCCTATAATAGGTTGACCTACGACAACGGATGTAGGAAATATACTTTTATATTCCAAGTTCTTTCTCCGTCAATATCTGAAATTCCCACCTTCTATCCTTGCAGAAATTTTCTGCTGCTGCCCACTTTGCTTGATTTGTAGCATAAGTGTAAACCTCTGACACATATTTTTTTGTTCTTCTTTTTTGCATCTTTGGTTCTTTGACTTGTTTTGCAGGTTTAATTTCAACAACTTTTTCTCTTATCTTTCCTTTAACATCCTTGTACTTGACATAAAAATCGGGAAAATACCTATGCACTCTATTGTCAACAGGTGATTTGTAAGGTATTATTATTTCTTCAGATGACCACTTCAATATTTTATTATTGGTGTCACAGTCTTTCA